GGTTTGTAATGGAAGAGAGCAAGGTTCATCAAGTTGTTGAAAAAGCAAAGAAGATTCAAGAAAAATATTTAATAACAAACTCAAAAACGGTTGTTGATTCTGATGGAGTAGGAGGAGGAGTTGAGGATTATCTAGGTTGTCTAGGTTTTGTTAATAATTCACGACCGGTAAACGGAGAGGAATTTAAGAATTTAAAGAGCCAATGCTATATCAAGATGGCTGATAAGATTCAAAAGAGGCAAGTAGTTGAGCTTTGCACTAAATCAGACGTTATTGAAATCACAACTGAGGAGATGCAAATGGTTAAGATGAAGGACCTCGACTCAGAGGGTAAGCAGGAAGTAATAAGAAAAAAGGATGTTAAGAATGCGATTGGCCGTTCTCCTGATGAATGGGACTCAATAATGTTGCGTTATTACTTTGAATTGCATGAGGACATTTATTTTTCTTAGTAGATAGTTGCATAAGCAAATATAATTAGTATATTTGCCACGTCAAGTTATTTAAGAAACTAAAATGAGCACAATGAAAAAGTAAAATCAATAAGCCTAAGAGATTTATTAGATATGTTCTATGTTGAGATAGATTTGAATTATTTAGGAAATCAAACATTTCAGGATGAGTTATTCAATCCATTCGACAAAAGACTAGGCTTAATTGTAGATTCATGTGGAACTGAATTGTCTTTAAGGTATTCAACTACCATAAGAAATAACCGATTAATTGAAGTCGAGGAGGCTTATCTAGTTGACGAGGACAATGAGTTAATAGAAGTTTCAAAGACTCAACAGCTATTGATTTATGATGTGATTGAGAAGCAAATTAATTTAAACTTATCGTATTGATATAAAAAAGATTATTTTTGTTGAAACAAAACAGAAATACTTTGCTCGATTTAATCAAGAAAGGCCTTAATTATATTAATCCATCTAGGAACTCTGAGCTATTCAAATATTTTTCCACTTCATTCCTTTGGGGCAAATCAGATCAAGCTAGTTATGTTAATGAAGGTTTCAGATTAAACACTTATGTTTATTCAATTGTAAATCGAATTTGTGAAACGGCCTCAGACATTCCGATTAAATTATTCAAGATAGATTCATCCGGAGATAAGGAAGAGATAACGTCAGGAGAAATATTTGATTTTGTTCACCGGCCTAATGAAGATATGAGCTATAAGGACTTCACTCACGAAGCCTTAGCCTATAAGTTAATATCTGGTAATACTATTCAATATAGATTAATACCAACAGGATTTAACATTCCAACAAAGAGATACAATTTAGCTACTCAATATCTTCAAGTAGATTCTAAGGAAACATTTAAAGGTTATCAGCCCACATTATTTAGATATAAATTTGGAAAAAGTGAGTATAAATATAGTCCTGAAGAGGTTGTTCACATAAAATCATTTAATCCCGACAAATCAGATAAGCATTGTATGGGTATGAGTCCACTACAAGCAGGAGCAAGAACAGTTGATGCCTCTAACCAAATTATAACTGCTGATGCTTCAATGATAGCTAATAGGGGGGCAATGGGAATGATTTCAAGTAGCAGAGAGAAACCATTAACAGCTGAGGAAAAAAAGTGGGCGGATGAAGCAGTAAAGAGAAGAATAGGTGGTGCTGACAAATTCGGTTCAATAGGAGTGACATCTGGAGACTTTAAATTTATTCCGTTCAACATGAGTCCAACGGATTTAAAGATATTGGACAGCGGAGTAATGAAGCTTAGGGATATATGTTCAATATATGGGGCAAAATCGAGAATGTTTAACGATCCAACAGGAGCGAGCTATAATAACAACTTACAGGATACTAAAGATTTTTATGTAAATGCAGTAATTCCACCTCTTGAGAAGGAAATAGAAAGTTTAAATCACAATTACATTAGACTATTCTCTGAGAGGGATAATGTTCAGTATGTTGTTGAACTTGATAAAGATGCAATTGAGGCACTTCAAGAAGACCAAGCGAAAGCAATGATTAAGAATCAAAACAGAAGCCAAATAATCAGAGATATATTAATAGGAATTGGTAGAGATTGGACTGAAGAAAGCGCAATGTATCAGTTGAGGGATGCATTAGATATGAGCGAGGATGAAGCAAGAAAATTAATTGATAAAAGAATTGAAAATGGAAACGACGGAAGCGAAGATTAGCAAATACTTTGGGGTCAAAACAGCGAGTTATCAAAGCTCTATTAAAGAGATAAATGATTCTGAAAGAACAATTAAAGCAATTGCCAACACATATTTTTACATAGACTCTGATCAAGATATGTTGATTCCGGGATGTGCAAAAAAGTCAATAGCAGATAGAGGACCTTTATCAAGTGCGGTTGCGAAGATAAAGCATCAAGCTGACCATAATTTGAATACTAGGAATGCAGTTGGAAGGATTACAGTATTAGATGAGAGAAAATATGAGGGCAATGATGTATTGTACTTTGAGTCTTATATTCCTGACACGATGAAAGGGGATAATGATTTGGGCAACTATCAAGAGGGATTGTTTGATAACCATTCAATTGGGTTCAGATACAAGCAGCTTGAATTAGCTGAGAGAGATTCACAAGAGGCCGAATGGGCTGCAAATTGGGCTAAGTATTATCCATTGGCATTAAATCCTGAAGAGGCCGATAAGCACGGATACTTCTATATAGTAAAAGAAATTGAATTGTTTGAGATTAGCGTTGTAAGTTTTGGGATGAACACATTAACTCCATATCTAGGCAGCAAATCGAAAAACAAAAACAAAAATATAATTAAGGATTCTTTAGATAGAATTGACTTAATAAAGGAGCAACTTAAATCCTCTCTAGACAAAAAAGTTAGAAAAGAGGTAGATTTGCAAGTGTTACAGCTAAAGCAAATCTTATCAGAATTGGAAATCAAAGAGCCCTCAAAAAAGACTACTCAACATGCAAAGGAGTCAGGAACTAAAGAGACTAATAAAGGACCAATTACAATTAATTCATTAAGTAAATTCATTTAAAACAAAAGAAAATGAAAAGTTTATTATTTACATCAAAAGGAATATTGGGTATGGTCGCCTTTTTATTCGTCGCTGCACTTGGAGCAGTATTATTTACAGATCAGATGAACAATCTGGCTCAATTGGCATATCAATCAATTACATTGGATACCTTAAAGAACTTTGTTCCTGCAAGCTTTTCAATGGGAGGAGTTGGAATGGCAATGGCAGGATTAGCGGTAATTAAAACAAGCGATAAAGACGAATTTGAAATAAAAAGTCCTGAAGTGCTTGAAAAACTAAATGACGAGGAGAAATCTAAATATTTAGGAGAGCTAATTAATGCACAATCCAAAGGGATTCAGCACTTACAAACAGAGGCTAAGAATCTAAAGGAAAATGAAACTGAGGCAAAAAAAGCAGCAGAGAAAATGATTACTGAATTAACCGAGCTGAAAATCAAAACCCTAACAGCATCTTTGCAAACAATGGGCGAAAAGGTTACAGGCTTAGTTAAGGAGGTTGAAGCAAAAACAGCAGGAAAATCATTAGGATTAAAGGCAGCTATTTTAGAGACTTTAGAAAAGAATGCTGATGATCTTAAAGGATTTGGAAAAGAGATGAAATCTTTATCAATTGAGGTACCTGAATTCGTTACAAAAGCTAGTCAAAATCCTGGGGATATAACATCTGGATCTGATTTTGCACAAATGGAGCCAGGAGTTGGTCAAATTGCAACACGTCAGCCATTCATGAGATCATTGTTTGTTAATTCAACAACTAATAAAGAGTATGTAAAGTACAATGATCAAGAGACAGTGACACGAGATGCAAAGAATGTAGCAAATTGTGCAGCTTCAACACATACATCCAAAATAACTTGGGAAGTTAGAACAATGGAAATCAAAAAGGTTAGAGATTTCGTTGACGTATGTATAGACATGATGGAGGATTATGATTTTGTTACAGGCGAGATTACTAATCTAGTAGGCACTGATGTTGCATTAAAAGTAGATTCTCAATTATTGTTAGGAGATGGAACTGGTGCAAACTTAGATGGAGTTGCTTCAATAGCTTCAACATTTGCAGCAGGAGATTATGCTGGAGAAGTTCAAGCAGCGACATTATTTGATTTATTAACCGTAGCAGCGGCTCAAATTGCTGATGCAGGGCAAAACAATAAATTCATGGCAAATGTTGCTATTTTGAATCCAATTGATGCTACGTTAATGAGATTGAATAAGAACGTTGATAACAATTATTTGCTTCCAAACTTTGTAAGTCA